AGGTAAGCGTTCTGGGGCGATTGTCAGGGAGCTTTCTGACGACTACGAGCTATCCCAGAACCGCCCCGGAGGCGCTTGGCGGCGCTGGGCTCGGCGCATCAGGCGAGTGGGACAAACATGCGCATCTGGTCGCCCCAGGCGTTGGGCCAGGGGCGGCGCATCACCTTCTCCAGCACGGCATCGGGAGAGCCAACCAGCCGTTCCACGACCTCCGGGGACAGGAGCGTCAGCCGCATGACCCGGCGCACCTGTGTCACGTCCATGCCTTCGGCCTCGGCGATTTCCGCCACCGACGCGGCCCGCTGCTCATCCAGCAGGCGTTGCCAGTGGTGTGCCAGTCCGAGCGCCCGCATCAACGCGGTGTCCTGCGCGGCCGACCGGGCTTCCCTCTCCCGGGTGGCCTCGGACAGAAATTCCTGCGGCGCGTCCAAGGGCGTGATGACCTGCTTCTTCAGCCCCCGCTTCACTAGCGTCCAGGGCACGAAGGTTTCCAGTTGCACGCCGCCTGCCGGGTTCGGCAGTTGATAGGTGACCGGATCACCCTTGAACCGGCCCCGGTGCTTCTTGCTCATGCGTCCTCCTCAAAGCGCTTCACGATCTGGCGTTGCGCCTCCCAATCCACCGGCAGCGGGTGGCGCTGGAACCAGATCAGGTTCATCCGGCGAGGCTGCCGCCCGGCCATCAGCAGTTCGAGGATGTCAGGCGCGAGCAGGGTCAGGCGCATCAGCTCGTTGGGCACCGAGGGGTGCAGTCCTTCGGCCCGGGCAATGTCTGACCCACTCTTCATTACACCGGTGTCCACGAGGTGCTGCCAGTAGAAACCGCGTGCCACCCCCTCCAGCAGCGTCACATCGTGAACGTGGCGCTCGTCGGCGGCCACCCGCCGCGCGCCCCGGCGACGAAATGTCAGGGGCACGAAGGTTTCCAGTGTGTCGTCCATCAGGCTTCGACCTCCACCAGTTCCGCGCCGATGCCCCTTGGGGCAAACTCACCGATCAGGGCGTCCCAGCCCAGTTCCCGCCACTTCACCTTGATGCCCTGCACCTCGCCGACGTGGACGAGGTCGATGCGCTCGATCATCAGGTTGGCGATGCGGTGACGCTCGACCGGGAACAACTGATCCCACACGTCGTTGAGCCGTCCCATCGCCATCACCGTGGTGGCCTCGTCGATCTGACCGCCGTTGCGCTGGATGTGGCGCACCACCGCTGCGATGGATTCCGGGCTGGTCAGCACCGTGCGGATCTGGGCCACCACCGCCGCCTCGATCTCAGGTGCAGGCAGGCGTTCGTAGCTCTTGCCCGGTGCTCCGAACCGGCTTTCCGACTTGGACACGTAGTAGTGGTACTTACGCCCGTTCTTGCGCGAGTAGGTCGGGTACATCCGTTCGCCCGAGGGGGCGTACAGCAGGCCGCGCAGTAAAGCGTCGGTGCGCGACCGGATCTTGGTTTCCACCGACCGGGCGTGCCCATCCCTCGCCAGCACCGCGTAAACCTTGTCCCACAGCTCCCGGTCGATGATCGGCGGGTGAGCGCCGGGGTACCAGTTCCCTTTGTGCGACAACTCCCCCAGGTAGATGCGGTTGCGCAGCAGCTTGTGCAGGTACTTCTTGTCGATGCGCGTGCCGCTGCGGGTCTGGCCCTCCTGCGTCGTCCAGGCCTTGGTCGTGATGCCGTCGGCAGTCAGATTGACAGCGATCTGGGTGGGCGAGCCGATGGTCAACATCTCCTCGAAGATGCGACGCACCACCGCCGCCTCGGCCTCGTTGATGACCAACAGGCGGTTGTCGACGTCGTAACCCAGGGGCGGGACGCCGCCCATCCACATCCCCTTGCGCTTGGCGGCGGCGATCTTGTCGCGGATGCGCTCGCCGGTGACCTCGCGCTCAAACTGGGCGAAGGACAGCAGGACGTTGAGCATCAGCCGACCCATCGAGGTGGTGGTGTTGAACTGCTGGGTGACCGACACAAAGGACACCCCGTGGCGTTCGAACACTTCAACCATCTTGGAGAAGTCGGCCAAGCTGCGCGTCAGGCGGTCGATCTTGTAGACCACCACGATGTCGATCTGGCCGCGCTCGATGTCCGCCATCAGGCGTTTTAGCCCCGGCCGATCCGTGTTGCCGCCGGAGAAGCCGGGGTCGTCGTAGTCGTCGGCCACCGGAATCCACCCTTCGGATCGCTGGCTGGCCACAAAAGCGTGGCCCGCCTCCTTCTGCGCGTCGATGGAGTTGAACTCCTGGTCAAGCCGTTCATCCGAGGACACCCGGCAGTAGACGGCGCAGCGCTTGCGGGCCTTGGTGCTGGCAATCTCGCTCATCGCGCACCTCCCTTGCTCAGGCCAAAGAACAGCGGCCCCGACCAGTGCGCGCCCGTGATGTGGCGGGCCACCGCCGTCAGGCTCTTGAAGTTGCGCCCCTGGTACTCAAACAGCCCCTCGGCGGTGACTGTCACCCGGTGTTCGCGCTCGCCCCATTCGCGCAGCAGGATCGTGCCCGGCGCGAAATCGAACTCCCGCGGCTTGGCCCGCAGCTTGATCTTGGAGTGTTTTGCGCCGATGGCTTCCAGGCGCTGCTTGGTCTCGGGCGCAAGGCCACCGAAGGCTTCCTCCTGCAGCTTGTAGGCGAGACGGGACTCGACGTGCGTGCGGTTGGGGTAATCCGGGCGGCGCGGGAAATACCGATCCCAGACCGTCCAGAGCTCGGACATCGGCAGGCAGGCCAACTCCGCGATCCGTGCCGCGACGGATGCTTGTTTCTCGTTCATCACAACTTCTCCTCTTGATAGGGGGTTGTATGAACGCGCTGGTCGGGCAGGAAGCCAAGGCCAACTTCTCTCTGTTTGGGCTCATCCGCAGCAAGGGTGCGGACGATGGCAGCCGCAAGGATGGCGGCGATTTCGCCAGCACGGGCGCTGGCGCTCATCTCCGTGGGAGATGCGAGTTCGAGGTTCTTCATGACGGCTCCGAGGAATTGCAACCGTCAGGGATAGTGAGCCTGATCTTCCGAAGCGGATGGCAACGCAGGGTAATCGTGACCGTCAGTCATGAATCCATTGCGCGTTAACGAAACAGTTGACAGGGTGCCTCTTGGCCTCTACCATCTGTCGTTAACCAATCACGCAATCAGGTCACAACCATGCCCTTTGGAGCATTCATCCGCAAGAAGCGCGAAGAGAAAGGCATTCAGATGAATGACTTTGCGCGCCAGCTGGAGATATCACCCGCCTACTGGTCGCGCATCGAGCGCGACATGGAAAAACCGCCCAAGGACGAGCTGATCCGTAAGGCGGCCGAGATCCTTGAAATCAGCGCCGACGACGCATTCGTCGAGGCCAGTCGTCTGCCGCCCGACATCCGCGATGATGTTGGCAACCTGGTTCGGATGTACCGCCGGAACGTGACGGAGAAGAAGTGAATGGCGGTACTGACTCTCGACTACCGGTGCTGCGACCGGAAGCGCCCCCTGTACATCAAGCACATTGAGGTCGAACGCATCGCCGCGACCGCGCGCCAGCAACTGGTCGCGGACAGCATCGATGCCGTTTCTTTCGACGCGCTGCGGCAGATCTCCGGCCTAAAGATCAACGGCATCGACTTCGCGCTGGAGGTCAGCACCGACTTCGCCGTGCATGACGAGCAAGGCAACCACGTCTTCGGCGTCTGTGAATTCGACCCCGCGATGCCCGACGCCGCGATGGTGTCCATCTCGCCCGTGGGTGAAAGTCTCAGCGAACTGCTGGCCCTCAGCACCTTGGCCCACGAGCTGGGCCACGCCGTGTTCGACGCTCCCGGCTGGGTTGTCCAGGGCAGTAAGGGCCCCGGGTTATTCGATGACATCGAACCGACGATGCAACGCGCCTACCGCACCACGACGCCGGACAGCGAACATCTGTCCAAGTCACTATCTGCGAAGCCAACGACAGAAGAACACTTCGCCGAACTGCGCGCCAACGAGTTCATGGGCTCCTTGCTGGTGCCTCGCCAACGCATCATCGCCGCCGTCGAAGAGCTTGCGCCCCAGCACGACATCACCATCCATCGCCATCCTTCAACCGATCCCGACCACCCCGGCACGGCCCTGCGCATCAAGGCGAACGGCGACCTGGGAGTCTTGGAGATGGATCGCTTCGAGAAAGCCTTGGCGACGCGCTTCGGTGTCAATCCACGGTTCATTCAAGTACGTCTGAACCGATATGGCCTGACCACTCAGGAGGCCACGATGCGCTGACCAGGATCTACCGCCTGTGGAGCCGACCTCGCGTCGGCGTTTTTTGAACCATCCAATTAACCGTTCGCGCAATCGCGCACTTTGTCAAAGGAACTTGCCTATGCCAGCTGACCAAGCCTCAACAACAAAGAAAAGCACTAAGTTGGCGACGAGCCAGCCTGCAGCAAAACGTGCGCGTGAGCATCGATCCGATGAGGGCGCAAACATCCTGCCGAACGCAGAGAACTTCGTCAGCCTCGTGCGCAAGGTCGCGCGCCCCGGGCTGCTGGTGGATCTGCTCGAACGCGCCAGCGCGACGGCACTGCCGGAGTTGAAGGCATTGGCAGAAGCGGCCAAGGGCAAGTTGCCAGTCGAGTCGCGTCAGGCACTCTTTCATGCTGTCGGCAAATTGCCGGCGGCCGCCCAGTACAGCATCGAGTGTGCTGCCGAGCGAGTGATGCTCCTTGACGATGACTACGGGGCACAGGCCGTCTTGTCCCTGCTCAACGAGGATCGTGCGGACGATGCCGCCGTGCTGGCTGCGCCCAGCGACCGCTACAGCCGCGCCCTGTATCTGCACCTCTTGCAGGACTTTCCTGCGCAAGGCGTCCGCCGCGACGAACGCTTCGATCAGGCTGAGCATCTGCAAGTGATGCATCGCCAGTGGAAAAGCGACCACTACTCCAGCCACTACCTGGGCCCCAAGGGCGTCGTGCCGAGGACTGGGGTCGACGTTCAAGAGGTGTTGCGCACACGCATTGCCGAGCTGTTCCCGAAGGTGCCGAAGGATCAAATCCTGATCGAGCAATTCACGCGCCGCGATCTGTCATGCGAACAGGGTGATGACGATGATTGCGAAGCCGGTCAGCCGGCGCTGTTGCACACGCTGACGGCGACCTTCAATGGCAAGACGGCCACGTTCCAGCAAGTGGCGAACGGGCATGTCGTCGACCACGAGGAACCCGCTGCGATGTCGGCCCGCTTCTCGTGGGAGCCGGAGACTGGCTCGCTCAGCGTGTTCTGCGAAGAACGGGAGGCGCGCCGCGAGCTGGCCACCGTCTTCCGTGATGTCGCGCTGGCGCACGAAGGCCAGATCGAGGACATGCCCATGCGGCAGTTCGACCTGCTCGGCTTTGCGACCTCCAAGATGCTCGACCGCCTCAAACGTGACCGGGTCGCAGGCATCGACGATATCTCGATCCTGCAGATCACGGTGGCCAAGCCGTTTGAGCAGACCTCAGAGTACGGCGGACGTGATGTGGTGCGGCAACTCTCCAGCAAGATGCAAATCACCCGCGACCGGCGCGACGGCCGCAACATCTATCAGGTTGCTTATGAGGATTACTGCGCCGAGGACCTGAGCCAGTACGCGCTCGTGCAGGTTAAGTTGGTTATGAGGATGTCCAAGACGCCGCACCGCAAGGCGCACAACGTCGCGGTCCAGATCACCGCACCGAACGGGCTGAACGACAAGAGCAGGACGGACGACGACCGCAAGCGCGTTCAGGAACAGCTCATCAAGATCGGCGTGCTGAGCCAGTTCTGAGGAGGACGCCGATGACGTCGCCGTATTTGAGCTTCTTCCTCGCGCTAGACAACCTTCCACGGCTCGATGCATCAGTGCTGGCTGACAGGCTCGGGCGCGACTACCAGCAGTTTCTTCAGAGGCGCTGGGTCGTGCCCGCAGGCCATCTCACCCATGTGATGGTGCCGTTTCTCGATTCCGAACAGGAAGTCGAAATCGATGTGGACGAGGACGCCGGTCGCTACAGCTACTGCAGTCCGCTGAACGGCAGAACCATCGTCCAACCGCTGGCGGGGATTGCCCTCTATTCCATCCAGATGGATTCCTGGCTCGCAGATCTGGCGGCGCTGATCGGCATTGAGGAGCGGCGACGCTCTAACCAGATCTGCCGGACACCGAATCACCTGTGGCACCTCGGTGAGCAGCGAATCGCTGGCACGCACGATTTCGCACCGGTGTTCGTTGCCCGAGCATGGTCACGCGCCCCGCAGGCCAAGATCACCGCAGTCCTTGCCGACGCCGTATGGCCGCGTGGTGGCGTTGTTCTGTGCCCAAGGCGAACGAATGCCTCGCTGCCACGTGACCACACGCTGCGCGGCTTCGATGAGTTCGTCCGCGTGACCGATGGCGCAGATGCGTTCGACACCGATGCCTTTGATCGTGTCCTGCGCGGCTACGCAACCAACGTGGGTGAGCCGGAGCCGGTGCAGTTCTTCAATGGCAAGCGGCTCAAGCTCCCGCACATGGCGTCGTCCATCGAACTCACCGAAGCGCGCGCCAAGATCATCAAGCTGATGTGGGGGACCGAAGGAAGTGCCCCGCCCGTGATGTCGTGGAAAGAGGTGAATGGTGCCGTCACCGTCAACACCGGCTTCCAATCCTTCGACGATGCCTTCGGCGACAAGGTTGCGCGTGAGGAGGTGATTGAGCTGGTTTCGCGCGGGAAATACCGGGTGAGGCGCAACACATAAACGCACCCATAAATCGAACCAGACACGGCCCATAAACCCGTGCGGAGACTGCGATGTGCCCATTTCATACAGGAGGCACATCGAAATGCAAACCCACTTCACCAACGCAACATCTGGCCTGATCCCGGCCAAAACCGGTGCGCCACAGCGCATCGCCCTTGACGAAAACGAGCTGGCCATCCGCTGGGGGCTTTCCGTCAAGACCCTGCGCCGCTGGCGGCAGGAACAGCTCGGCCCGGTCTTCTGCAAGCTCGGTGCCCGCGTCACCTACCTGATCTCCGAGGTCGAAGCCTTCGAGCGTCGCGTTTCGCGGCACTCGACCTTCACTCGCGCATACCAGTGAGGAGAGCGGCCATGAGCGATCTGACCATCTTTCCCGCCGACCTCGCTGCCATGAGCACCGCCCAGTTGGTGGCGCTGCCGATCACCGATTTCGTCGCCGCCGAGCGCAATGTCGACGAGGCCACTGCTTACCTCAAGCAACTGCGTGCCAAGCTGGATGCCGCCAAGCTCCAGCGCTACGGCGAGCAGGCCCGTAGCGCGCTGCGGGATTCCGGCCGCGACTTCGGAACCGCCCACGTCAGCGACGGTGCGCTGCACGTGAAGTACGAGCTCCCCAAAAAGGTGACCTGGAGCCAGACCATCCTCAAGGAGATGGCCGAGCGTATTGCCGCCTCGGGCGACAAGGTCGAGGACTACATCGACATCAAGTTGTCGGTGTCCGAGTCCCGCTACACCAACTGGCCCACGGCGCTGCAGGAGCAATTTGCGGCTGCGCGCACAGTCGAGGAAGGCAAGCCGAGCATCACCCTGACGCTCGATGGGGGTGCCGCATGAAGAAGCTACCCATCGTGTCCGCCATCGAGCGCATGGCTGAACGCAAGGGCGTGAAGCTGCTGATGCTGGGCAAGTCCGGCATCGGCAAAACCTCGCGGCTCAAAGACCTCGACCCGGCCACCACGCTGTTCCTCGACATCGAGGCCGGTGACTTGGCGGTGGCCGACTGGCCGGGCGACACCATCCGTCCGGCTTCGTGGCCGGAGAGCCGCGACTTCTTCGTGTTTCTCGCGGGCCCGGACAAGTCGCTGCCGCCTGAGAGCGCCTTCTCGCAGGCGCACTACGACCACGTCATCGAGAAGTTTGGCGACCCGGCGCAACTCGACCGCTACCAGACCTTCTTTCTCGATTCGATCACCCAGCTGTCCCGCCAGTGCTTCGCGTGGTGCAAGACGCAGCCGGGTGCCGTCAGCGACCGCTCCGGCAAGCCCGACCTGCGCGCGGCCTATGGTCTGCTCGGCCAGGAAATGATCAGCGCACTGACTCATTTGCAGCACGCACGCGGCAAGAACGTGGTGTTCGTGGCGATCCTTGACGAGCGGCTCGATGACTACAACCGCAAGGTGTTCGTCCCGCAGATCGAAGGCAGCAAAACCAGCCTGGAGCTGCCCGGCATCGTCGACGAGGTCGTGACGCTGGCCGAGATCAAGGCCGAGGACGGCAGCACCTACCGCGCCTTCGTCACCCACACCGTCAATCCCTACGGCTTTCCGGCCAAAGACCGCAGCGGTCGCCTCGACCTGCTGGAGCCGCCGCATCTCGGCGCGCTGATCGCCAAGTGCGCAGGCGCTTCCGCCGTGCCTGCCAGCGCCGCCACCCCCGCACACATCGAATCTCAGGAGTAATCGCAATGACCGCATGGAATGACTTCAACGACGCCGACGCCCAGCAATCCGGCTTCGATCTGATCCCCAAGGGCACCGTTGTCCCGGTGCGCATGACCCTCAAGCCCGGTGGTTACGACGACCCGTCGCAGGGCTGGGGCGGCGGCTACGCCACCGAATCTTTCGAGACCGGCTCGATCTACCTTGCCGCCGAATTCGTGGTCACCGCTGGTGACCACGCCAAACGCAAGATGTGGTCGAACATTGGCCTGTACTCCAAAAAGGGTCCGACCTGGGGCCAAATGGGGCGCAGCTTCATTCGCGCGGCGCTCAACAGTGCCCGCAATGTTCATCCGCAGGACAACAGCCCACAGGCTTCTTCTGCGCGCCGCATCCAGGGCTTCCATGAACTGGATGGCCTGGAGTTCCTCGCCCGCGTCGATATCGAGAAGGACGGCAAGGGCCAGGACCGCAACGTGGTCAAAGTGGCGGTCGAACCCGATCACCCCGACTACGCCAAGTTGATGGGTGTGCCGACCAAGGCTTCGGGCGGCGGCACTTCCGGCGCTCCGGCGCAGGCAGCACCCGCGTACCAAGCACCGACTCCGCAACGCGCACCCGTGACGGGCAAACCGTCGTGGGCGCAGTGAGGGAGGTCGCCATGAACGCATCCATGCTCACTGCCAGCCACTACGGCGTCGTGCATTTCGGCGATCTCGACTGCGAGGCGGTCGTGCTCACCACCGGCGAGCGCGGCTACGTCCGCAAGGAACTGGCCAAGCTCCTCGGTTTTCACGAATCGCACAAGGGTGGCCGTTTCGCCCGTTTTCTGGCTGACATTGCACCTAACTCATTGTCTCTATTGGAGAAATCATCCGGGCCGATTTTGCTGCCATCGGGACGCCAGACCCAGTTCTTCCCAGCAGGCATCATCGCGGACGTGGCCACCTCCGTGGTGGACGCAGCCATTGCAGGCACGCTGCACCGCGCACGCCAGGGCATCGTCGGTAACTGCCTGACGATCATGCGCGCTCTTGCCACCACCGGCGAGGTCGCGCTGATCGACGAGGCCACTGGCTACCAGCACCACCGCGCACCGGATGCGCTGCAGGAGCTGATCTCCAAGTTGCTGCGCCAGTCCTGCGCATCGTGGGAGCGCCGCTTCCACCCGGACTACTACCGCGCCATCTATCGGTTGTTCGGCTGGAAGTACCAGGGCCACGACCAGAACCCTCCGCACGTCGTCGGCCAGATCACGCTGCGCTGGGTCTACGGGCCGGTGCTGCCAGAAGACTTGCTGGGCGAGATCCGCAATCGCAAGGGCATCTCGCAGAAGCACCACCAGTGGCTGTCCGATCAGGGACTCGCGCATTTGGAATCGCAGATTCACGCGGTCACGGCGATTGCGCGCAGCTCGATGAGCTATCCCGACTTCAAGCGCCGCTGCGAGGCCGCCTTTGCTGGCGCTGCCCTGCAGTTGGGCCTGCTGCTCGATGAACTCGAGGAGGGGGCGTGAAATGCTGGGTCTGCAAACGACAGGCCCGGGGCTACGGCCACACCGACAACCGCCACGGTGTGGGCGATCCCCGGCGCTATCCCATCGACTGGGTGTTCTGCTCGCGTCGCTGCCAGGACGCATTTCACGCGCTGTACGGCAACTGGCAGCGGGCCAAGGAAGGTCGCATCGACAAGACGGAGGTCGCCATGATTGATCCGTCTGATGTCGAACTGGCCGCAATGCGTCATTGCCTCAAGGCCTTCGGCGAGGCAGCGGGCGAGATCGGCTTCACCAAGCCGCTGGGCGACTACTCCGAAGCCGAAGCTCTGCGGGTAATCGACGCCATCGTCACTTGCTGGTCGGACGCAATGGTCGCGCACCACGAGTCCAGCAAGTTTCCGCCCGTGCGGGGCTTGCCGCCCACGCCCGATCCGCTGGCACCCGATGCCGCCAATCCGTTCGCGGATCTGGAGGACGACCTGCCCTGGGAAGAACCGAAGGGGAAGAAGCCATGATGGACTTCAATTCCTCATCGAGCATCGCGGGCCAGGTCACCGCCTTGGTCGACGCCGGGTTGCAGCAAGCCCGCGCCCGGCAGTCTGAGCGCCAGTACCTCGGGGCCTCGCGCCTCGGAGTGGCCTGCGAGCGCGCGCTGCAGTTCGAGTACGCCAAGGCTCCCATCGACCACGGGCGGGACACCCCGGGCCGGATGCTGCGCATCTTCGAGCGTGGCCATGTCATGGAGGACTGCATGGTCGCGTGGCTGCGGGACGCAGGTTTTGACTTGCGCACCCGAAAGGCCGACGGCGAGCAGTTCGGCTTTTCGGTGGCCGATGGTCGCCTGCAGGGACACGTCGACGGCGTCGTCGTTGGAGGCCCCGAGGGCTTCGCCTATCCCGCGCTATGGGAGTGCAAGTGCCTGGGCAACAAGTCCTGGAGCGACCTGGAGAAAAAGGGCTTGGCCATCTCCAAGCCCATCTACGCCGCGCAAGTGGCGATTTACCAAGCCTATCTCGAACTGCACGAGCACCCGGCGATCTTCACGGCGCTCAACGCCGACACGATGGAGATCTACACCGAGCTCGTGCCCTTTGACGCGGCGCTGGCCCAACGCATGTCGGATCGGGCAGTGAAGGTCATCACGGCGACCGAGGCTGGCGAGCTTCTGCCACGCGCCTTCGTTGACCCGACCCACTTCGAATGCCGGATGTGTGCGTGGCAAGACCGCTGCTGGAGGACAACATGAGCAACGACACGCAATTCATCGGTGGGGTCGAACCGATGATCGACGCCAAGCAGGCCGCTGCCGCACTGCGACTGCCGTACTACTGGTTCGCTGATCCGCAGATGCGCAGCAAGTACAAGATTCCCCACTACCTGATGGGCGGTCTGGTGCGCTATCGACCATCAGAACTGTCCGCGTGGGCCGCGCGCAGCACCGCCGCGCAGGGGCGCAACGGGGACGCCGATGTTGAGGAGGCCGAATGACGCTCGACTTCAACGACATCGCGCCACTGCCCGACCCCACCCGCCGCACCCTCGGCGATGCCGAACGCGAAGAACTGCGTGCCGAACTGCTCGCGCGTCTTGAATCCGTTCTGATCACCTTGTTCCCGGCGGGCAAGAAGCGCCGTGGCAAGTTCCTGATCGGCGACGTGCTGGGTAGTCCCGGCGACAGCCTCGAGGTGGTGCTCGATGGCGAGAAGGCTGGACTGTGGACAGATCGCGCCACCGGCGACGGTGGCGACATCTATGCACTGATTGCCGCGCACCTCGGCATCGACGTGCCGGGCGACTTCCCGCGCGTGCTCGACGCCGCCGCCGATCTGATCGGACGCTCGCGTTCCGCACCAGTACGCAAGGCCAACAAGAAGGACGTGCCGGTCGACGAACTCGGCCCCGCCACCGCGAAGTGGGACTATCTCGACGCCCAAGGCCATCTCATCGCCGTCGTCTACCGCTACGACCCGCCCGGACAGAAGAAGCAGTTCCGGCCCTGGGATGCGAAGCGGCGCAAGATGGCACCGCCCGACCCGCGTCCGCTCTACAACCAGCCAGGGATGACCAGTACCGCGCAGGTGGTGCTGGTCGAAGGCGAGAAGTGCGCGCAGGCCCTGATCGACGCGGGCATCGTGGCCACCACGGCGATGCACGGCGCGAACGCTCCGGTCGAAAAGACCGACTGGTCGCCGCTGTCTGGAAAGGCCGTGCTGATCTGGCCCGACCGCGACAAGCCGGGCTGGGAGTACGCCACGCAGGCGGCACAGGCGATCTTGTCGGCGGGAGCCAAATCCTGCCACGTCCTCTATCCGCCCGAAGAAGCCGCCGAGGGCTGGGACGTGGCGGACGCCATCGCCGAGGGCTTCGATGTCGCCACCTTCCTCACCCACGGCCCACGCTTGCAGATGCACGACGTGGCCGATGACGTTGATCCAGTCGTCAGCAGCGACGAATCCGTCTGGGGTACGGAGGACGCGCTGGCGCTGTCCTTCACGCGCCGTTACCACCGCGACTGGCGCTACGTGGCTGGCTGGGGCAAGTGGCTGGTGTGGGACGGGCAACGCTGGCGCACCGAGGACACGCTGGCGGCCACGGACTTGATCCGCAGCGTCTGCCGCCAGACGGCTGTGCGCGCCGACAACCCCAAGGTCGCCGCCAAATTGGCCAGCGCAGGAACGGTCGGCGGTGTGGAGCGTCTGGCGCGTGCTGATCGCAGGCACGCGGCCACCACCGATGAATGGGATGCAGATCCGTGGCTGCTCAACACGCCGGGCGGTGTGGTCGATCTCAAGACAGGTCGGATGCGCCCGCACGAGCGCGCCGACCGGATGACCAAGATCACCACAGCCACGCCCAGTGGCGACTGCCCGACCTGGAGGCAGTTCATCGACGAGGTCACGGGTGGCGACAAGGAGCTGCAGTCCTACCTGCAACGGATGGTCGGGTACGCGCTGACCGGGTCGACGCAAGAGCACGCGCTGTTTTTCCTGTACGGCACAGGCGCGAACGGCAAGTCGGTGTTCGTCAACACCCTGGCCACCATCCTCGGTGATTACGCGACCAACGCGCCGATGGACACCTTCATGGAAACGCGCACTGACCGGCACCCGACCGATATGGCGGGACTGCGCGGCGCGCGCTTCGTGGCGGCCATCGAAACCGAGCAGGGAAAACGCTGGGCCGAGTCCAAGCTCAAGAACCTCACCGGTGGGGACAAGATCTCGGCGCGCTTCATGCGCCAGGACTTCTTCGAGTTCTTCCCGCAGTTCAAGTTGTTCGTGGCGGGCAACCATAAGCCCGCCATTCGCAATATCGACGAGGCGATGAAACGCAGGCTGCACCTGATCCCTTTCACGATCACCGTGCCGCCCGAGCGCCGCGACAAGAACCTGCAACAGAAGCTCTTGGCCGAACGTGACGGCATCCTCGCGTGGGCCGTGCAGGGCTGTCTCGACTGGCAGCGCCACGGACGACTCTCTCCACCGCAGCGCGTGGTGGACGCCACCGAGGAGTATTTCGAAGCCGAGGACGCCCTGGGTCGCTGGCTCGATGAGCGCTGCGTGCGCGAGCCCAACGCCAAGTCATTGACCGCCGAGTTGTTCAACGACTGGAAGCAGTGGGCTGAAGCCTCTGGCGAGTTTGTCGGCGCACAACGCCGCTTTTCCGATCTGCTCATCACGCGTGGGTTGGACAAATGGCGCAACGGGATGGGCGTGCGCGGGTTCCAGGGCATTGGCCTCAAGCACCCGCCGACCCCTGCCTACACCCCCTACGCGGACAACTGACCCCCATGAAAACCACGTGGTCTGACGCAGCTGACGCAGTTTGTCGTAACCCCTACGCGTGCGCGTGTGCGCGCGCCTCATGGAGAGTTTCGTCACGAAGTGTCAGCTGCGTCAGATCCGCACCGGATAAGGACTGACACCATGACCACGACCATCCTCGCCCTTGATCTGGGCACCACCACCGGCTGGGCGCTGCGCGGCAGCGACGGCCACATCACCAGCGGTTCCGAGAGCTTCCGGCCGCAGCGCTTCGAAGGCGGCGGAATGCGCTTCCTGCGCTTCAAACGCTGGCTCAGCGAGATCAAGCAATCCTGCGACGGCATCGACTGTTTGCACTTCGAAGAGGTGCGTCGCCACGTCTCGACCGACGCTGCCCACGCCTACGGCGGTTTCCTTGCCACGCTCACGGCGTGGTGTGAGCACCACCAGATCCCGTACCAAGGCGTGCCCGTCGGCACGATCAAAAAACACGCCACGGGCAAAGGCAACGCTGGCAAGGAAGACGTCATCGCTTCGGTCACCGCGCGCGGGCACGCGCCGGTCGACGACAACGAGGCCGATGCCCTGGCACTGCTGTACTGGGCCATCCAGCATCACGACGATGGCCAGGAGGTGTGAAATGAAAGTTCCCACACCCCAGTACCGCTGCCCCCTCGGGCGACTGCAACCCCAGGCCACCGATTTGGACGCCATCAAGGAACGTGGCTGGCGCGACCAGCACATCCTGGTGGTCAACGCATCCGATGAACGTCTGGACTTTATCGAGCGAGAGATCGTGCGCCGCATTGGCGAACGCTTGTACGGAGGGGCTCGTCATGGCTGAATGGACGATTGAGGATGTGGCGGCCCGCTTCGAGGAGGCCGCCAGCACCGGACGACGCCTGCCCCCTGTGCGTGTGCAGGGCTACTTCAACACATGGCCCGTCATCGTGCGCAGGGAGTGGGAGACGTTCGCAGCCGACGAGCACGTCTACCGACCATTCCCACCCACTCCCGATGCCATCGACCGAATGCTGGAGACGATGCGCTGGGTGCAGTGGCTGGAGATCGAGCAGCGTCATCTGGTGTGGATGCGCGCCAAGCGCTATGGCTGGCGAGACATCACGATCCGTTTTGCCTGCGACCGCACGACGGCGTGGCGTCGCTGGCAGCGGGCGCTGGAAATCGTGGCTGAGAAGCTCAACAGCGAAGGCATCCGTGCGCCCTCCAAAATCGTAGGCCAAGCAGGGTAATGCTTGCCGCGTTTGTCCTTCGTTTCCTGCGTTTGTCCCTTTTGACGCTCGTCGAGGCTGCAACAAATCACCCCGGTCGGGGGTAGTATTTCAGCTATCTTCTGGACAGCGGTGACGGTTCGGCGAGCGGCCCGAGGCAAAAGGGGTCCTTCCTGCCGAAAATCCAATGCGGGGGGCGCGAGCGCGACGCTTTTTTAGCGTCAGGTCGCGGACAAGGTTACCAGTCGGCCAGGTTACCGGCTCCGGTTACCACCCCCAGGCGCAGTTACCACCCCACCAGAATCTTCATTCAACCAACCCGCCCGGCGGCAATGCTCGGCGGGTTTTGCTTTTGGGATTCCCACTTTGAACACGCTCAACGTCGAGTACCGCAAGGTCGAGGCGCTGATTCCCTACGCCCGCAATCCGCGCACGCACGCCGAAAGCCAGATCGCCAAGATCGCGGCCAGCATCGTCGAGTACGGCTGGACGAATCCGATCCTGGTCGACGGCGACAACGGCATCATCGCCGGGCACGGGCGTTTGGCCGCTGCGCGCAAGCTCGGCCTGGATCAGGTGCCGGTGATCGAACTGGCCCACCTGACCGTCGCGCAAAAGCGGGCACTGGTGATTGCCGACAACCGACTGGCACTGGATGCAGGCTGGGACGAAGAGATGCTGGCCTTGGAGCTGGCCGAGTTGTCCGACGCGGGATACGACCTCGCCCTGACCGGCTTCGAGGAAGCCGAGATCGAGGCACTGCTCACCGGCGCGGTGGCCGTCGCGGATGATGAATCAGAGTCTGAAGCCGACGAGTCTGACGCGGCCGACGACGTGCCGGAAGTACCCGTCATGGCGGTATCCCGCCCCGGCGATGTCTGGGCGATTGGCCCGCACCGCCTGATCTGTGGTGACGCCACCGACCGGGACGTGGTCGCTGCGCTGATGCAGGGTGAAGTCTCTCGCCTGTGCTTCACCTCGCCGCCCTACGGCAACCAGCGCGACTACACCTCGGGCGGCATCTCCGATTGGGACGGCCTGATGCGCGGCGTGTTCGCGCACCTGCCGATGGCAGGCGACGGTCAGGTGCTGGTCAACCTGGGCCTCATCCACCGCGATAACGAAGTGATCCCGTACTGGGACGCTTGGCTGGGTTGGATGCGCCAGCAGGGCTGGCGGCGCTTTGCGTGGTACGTCTGGGATCAGGGGCCGGGGATGCCCGGCGACTGGGCAGGCCGCTTCGCGCCGAGCTTCGAGTTCGTCTTCCACTTCAACCGGGAGAGCCGTAAGCCGAACAAGATCGTCCCCTGCAAGAACGCAGGCCAGGAATCCCACCTGCGCGCCGACGGGTCGTCCACCGCGATGCGCGGCAAGGATGGCGAGGTGGGCGGCTGGACGCACAAGGGGCTGCCGACGCAAGACACCCGCATCCCCGACTCTGTGATCCGCGTGATGCGCCACAAGGGCAAGATCGGTCAGGACATCGATCACCCAGCCGTGTTCCCGGTGGCGCTGCCGGAATTCGTGATCGAGGCTTACACGGACGCGGGCGACATCGTGTTTGAGCCCTTCGGCGGCAGCGGCACGACGATGCTGGCCGCCGAGCGCACCGGTCGGATCTGCTGCAGCGTGGAGATCGCCCCGCAGTACGTGGACGTGGCCATCAAGCGGTTCCAGCAGAACCACCCCGGCATACCGGTCACCTTGATCGCCACCGGTCAGTCCTTCGAGCAGGTCGCCGTTGAGCGCGCCACCACCCCGGATGCCGAGGTGGTGGCATGAACTGGCTGGCCGACAAGATCGAACAGTGGCCGACCGCCAAGTTGCTGCCCTACGCCCGCAACGCGCGCACCCATTCCGAGGAGCAGGTGGCGCAGATCGCCGCCAGCATCGCGGAGTTCGGATTCACCAATCCGATCCTGGCGGGCAGCGACGGCATCATCGTCGCTGGCCACGGTCGTCTCGCTGCCGCCCAGAAGCTGGGTCTGGAACGGGTACCGGTGGTCGTGCTCGATCACCTGACGCCGACCCAGCGCCGGGCCCTGGTCATTGCCGACAACCGCATCGCAGAGAACGCAGGCTGGGACGATGCGATGCTAAGGATCGAACTGGAAGCATTACAACTCGAAGGCTTCGATCTAGACATCACCGGCTTCGACGCCGACGCGCTGGCTGAACTGATCGCGGGCGACGAGCCGGACAACGAGGGTCAGACGGACGAGGATGCGGTGCCCGAGGTCAGCGAGACACCCATCTCGCGTCCGGGCGATGTCTGGATCATGGGCCAGCACCGGCTGCTGTGCGGCGACTCGACCGTGGCCGAGAGCTACGACCACCTGATGCAAGGCGCGGTGGCGGACATGGTCTTCACCGACCCGCCGTACAACGTGAACTACGCCAACTCTGCCCGCGACAAGATGCGCGGCAAGGATCGCGCGATCCTGAACGACAACCTGGGGGATGGCTTCTACGACTTCCTGCTGGAAGCGCTGACGCCCACGGTGGCGCATTGCCGGGGCGGGATCTACGTGGCGATGTCCTCCAGCGAATTGGATGTGCTGCAGGCTGCCTTCCGCGCCGCCGGTGGCAAATGGTCGACTTTCATCATCTGGGCCAAGAACACCTTCACGTTGGGTCGTGCCGACTACCAGCGCCAGTACGAGCCGATCCTCTATGGATGGCCCGAGGGGGCGACACGCCACTGGTGTGGTGACCGCGACCAGGGGGACGTCTGGAACATCAAGAAGCCGCAGAAGAACGACTTGCACCCGACGATGAAACCGGTCGAGCTGGTCGAGCGCGCGATCCGCAATTCGAGCCGCCCCGGCAACGTGGTGCTCGACCCCTTCGGTGGCTCTGGCACGACGCTGATCGCGGCGGAAAAGTCAGGCCGCATCGCGCGGCTGATCGAACTCGACCCGAAGTACGTTGATGTGATCGTGCGTCGGTGGGAAGAGTTCACCGGGAAGCAGGCCACCCGCGAGGCGGATGGCGCGTTGCTTGATCAGGCGACCAGCGACTCCTCGACGATCTCGCAGTGAATCACAAAGCCCGTCAGGTATGGCAGGCCGCGCGGGATGCCGTATTGCTTGCTGGTTTGGCGGCCAATCGTCCAGCCCATCCAACGCTGGGTGGCTGAGTTGATCGCGTCCGCCAGGGCCTTGCCCTCGTAAAGCCCGTTCTGGACGTCGTCGGCAAAGTGGCGACCGTGGCGGCTGTCGAGGAAGGCCCGAACCGATTCGAGCGGCTGGCTGGTGGCGTCCGAGATGGCGGCCATTGCCAGGGGCCAAGCCGTGCTGGCGTGTTCGTTCATCGTGCCCCAAAAGCCCCAGGCTTCGTTCTGGGTGGCGGGGATCTGCGTGGTGATGTTCATCTCTGGCTCCTTTGGGTTGATCGTTGCGACACCCGTAGTAACGCGCTGTTCGATTGAGAAGCCAAGCGCCGCTTGGCCTCTTTCTCGATCATTCTGATCAGGCGATGCGGTACACCCGCTCGCCGCCCTGCGGCTTGTCCGACACGATGGTCAGGCCCAGCTTCTTCTTGAAGGCCCCGGCAAAGGTGCCGCGCACCGTGTGCGCCTGCCAACCGGTGGCAGTGCAGATCTGGCCGATGGTTGCGCCTTCGGGGCGTTGCAGCATCCGGATCACTTCGGCTTGCTTGCTGTTGTCGCGGGTGCGCGGCTTGGCCTGCGCCGGTGCTTGCGTCCACGTCGCTTCGGCGGTGGCCACAGCGTGCTCCAGTTCGGCATCGACTTCCGGTATCGGCGGGGTGACGTCCGGGCGTTTCATGCCCAGTGCATCGTAGCCCTCGGCGGCGACGAACCAGTCGGTGCCGTCGTTGGTGATCAGGGCACGGTTGAACATCCCGTCGAGCACTTTCTTGCGCGCGCCGCCTTTGATGTTGTCGGGGAACCAGTCGATCTTGCCGCTGCTGGTGTTGATGGCCTTGGCCAGGATGGCGTGCTGGGCCGGGGTCAGGTTGGTGGTGGTCATGGGCTGCTCCTTCGGGGGTGGTGGATGACGATGTGATGAACGCGCTGTCCGGGACTGAAGCCAAGCGCTTTCTGCCAGGCTTGGCGGCTTTCCCGTCAGTCCTTGGCGATTTCCGCTTCCGTGGCCTTCGGGCTCGATGCGGCAAATTCGACGCCGGCCTGGAAGGCTGCTTCCAACGCGTCCTTGAGGCACCACACCGCCGTGTCGTGGAAGTCCAGGCTGTCGGCGTGGCGGGTTTGCAGGGTGTCGATGCCCAGATGCTTCTGGGCGATGAGGGTGAGGATGGTGTCGATCTGGCTCATGGCGTGTTCCTCTCGAGGGATGGTTGGCGTGACGTGATGAACGCGCTGTTCGCCGGTGAAGCCAAGCTCGAAACGCTGGAATGACGAACAAATGATTGAAGAAGGTGACGATGGGACTCTCGATTCGCGCCTACGCGCGCCACCGTGGCGTGTCGCACGTGGCCGTGAAGAAGGCCATCGACACCGGGCGCATCACGCCGCTTCCCGACGGCACCATTGATCCGCAGGCGGCCGACGCGCAGTGGGCACAAAACACGTTGCAGCCGCGCAGGGCCGCAGCAGCCGACAAGGCGCCTGCAACGAAAGTGCGTGTAGAACCGGCGACGCCACCGCCTCCTCGTGAAACGCCGGTGGTCGCTACGCCGCCGCTATCGGCGGGCGGCACCTCACTGCTGCAGGCACGCACCGTCAACGAGGTGCTCAAGGCCCAGCTCAACAAGGTGGAGCTGGCCCACCGAAAAAGGGAACTGGTCGACCGGGCGCAGGCGGTCGCGCACGTGTTCAAGCTGGCGCGCATCGAGCGCGACGCCTGGCTCAACTGGCCGGCGCGCGTGTCCGGGCAGATGGCATCCACGCTCGGCGTCGACCCGCACACGATGCACGTGGCGCTGGAGGCCGCCGTGCGTGAGCACCTGATCGAGTTGGGCGAGCTGCGCCCGCGGGTGGATTGACAATGGATGACTACGAAGGCGCCGACGAGATTGAACGCGCGTGGCGCGACGGGCTGACGCCCGATCCGCTGCTCACCGTGTCCGAATGGGCGGATCGGCACCGGATGCTCTCCAGCAAGGCCTCTGCCGAGCCAGGGCGCTGGCGTACCAGCCGCACGCCGTACCTCAAGGCCATCATGGACTGCCTGTCGCCGACCTCGCCGGTCGAGCGTGTGGTGTTCATGAAGGCCGCGCAGCTTGGCGCGACCGAAATGGGATCGAACTGGATCGGCTATGTGATCCACCACGCACCCGGGCCGATGATGGCGGTATGGCCGACGGTGGAGATGGCCAAGCGCAACTCCAAGCAGCGGATCGACCCGCTGATCGAGGAATCGTCCGCTTTGGCCGAACTGATCGCACCGGCTCGCAGCCGCGACTCGGGCAACACGATCCTGGCCAAGGAGTTCCGGGGCGGCGTGCTGGTGATGACCGGTGCGAACAGTGCGGTGGGCTTGCGCTCGATGCCGGTGCGCTACCTGTTCCTCGACGAGGTGGATGGCTATCCGCTGGACGTCGAGGGTGAAGGCGATGCGATCTCGCTGGCCGAGGCGCGCACGCGCACCTTTGCGCGGCGCAAGATCTTCATCGTCTCGACGCCGACGATTTCGGGGGCATCGGCCATTGAGCGCGAGTACGAGGCCAGCGACCAACGTCGCTACTTCGTGCCGTGTCCGCATTGCTCACACCGGCAGTGGCTGCGTTTCGAGCAGCTGCGTTGGGATAAAGGGCAACCGGAAACCGCCGCCTACATCTGCGAGTCGTGTGACACGGCTATCCCTGAGCATCACAAAACGTGGATGCTGGAGCGTGGCGAATGGCGTTCGATGGCACAGGGCAAGACGGCAGGCTTTCACCTGTCGTCGCTGTACAGCCCCGTGGGCTGGCGATCCTGGCGTGACATCGCTGCGGCGTGGGAAGCCGCCGTCAACAAGGAGTCTGGATCGGCCGCCGCGATCAAGACTTTCAAGAACACCGAGCTGGGCGAGACCTGGGTCGAGGAAGGCGAAGCGCCCGACTGGCAACGGCTGGTCGAGCGCCGCGAGGACTATTCCGTGGGCACCGTGCCACTGGGCGGCCTGCTATTGGTGGGTGCGGCCGACGTCCAGAAGGATCGCATCGAGGCGTCGGTCTGGGCCTTTGGGCGCGGCAAGGAAGCGTGGCTCGTCGAGCACCGCGTGCTGATGGGTGACACCGCCCGCGACACGGTGTGGAAGCGCCTCGCTGAAATGCTGGCCGAAACCTGGACACACGCCTCCGGCGCGGCGATGCCGCTGGCCCGCTTTGCACTGGATACCGGCTTTGCGACGCAGGAGGCCTACGCCTTTGTGCGGGCTTGCCGCGACTCGCGTGTGATGGCGGTCAAGGGGGTACCTCGTGGTGCAGCCTTGATCGGCACACCGACCGCCATCGATGTCTCGCAGGGCGGCAAGAAGCTGCGCCGGGGCATCAAGGTGTACTCGGTGGCGGTCAGCATCGCCAAGCTGGAGTTCTACAACAACCTGCGCAAGAGCGCGGACGTCGGCGAGGACGGCGCGACCCCGATCTACCCGGCCGGCTACGTCCATCTGCCCAAGATCGACGCGGAATTCATCCAGCAACTCTGCGCGGAACAACTGATCACCCGCCGCGACCGCAACGGCTTCCCGGTGCGTGAGTGGCAAAAGATGCGTGAGCGCAATGAGGCGCTCGACTGCTACGTCTACGCCCGCGCGGCTGCATCGGCGGCGGGACTGGACCGCTTCGAGGAACGCCACTGGCGGGAGTTGGAGCGGCAACTTGGGGTAGCGCCCCCTCTGGATGCGCCACCGCCCATCCACGACATCGAATTGAACGAGGCCACCCCCAACGGTGGCCTCGCTGCTTCTGGAACCCGCAATACCGGTCGACGCGTCATCCGAAGCCGTTGGCTTCGCTGATGGCAGTCGCCTTCAAACCAAGGAGAACAAATGAGTCTTGCCACCCGTATCGAGAGCCTGGTCATCCGGGTCGCCCAGGAGTTCAACGACGTCCGGGCGACGGCGGGGAACCTAGCCAGTCTGTCCACTACCGACAAGTCGAGTCTGGTCGCGGCGATCAACGAACTGAAGGCGGCGGTGCTCTCCGCAACCGCCATCGACGACAACCAGATCGCCACCTCCACCACCTACTCGTCGAACAAGATCGTGTCGCTGCTCGACGCGCTCAAGGCCGACATCCTCGGTGGAGCAGACGCCGCCTACGACACCCTGGTGGAGATCCAGCAGTTGCTGCAGAACGGCACTACGGGCCTGGACGCGCTCCTCGCTGCCGTCAATCTGCGGGTGCGGTACGACGCGGCTCAAACCCTGACCGTTGCCGAGCAACTTCAGGCGCGCACCAACATTGGCGCGGTTGCGGCCGCCGATGTCGGCAATACCGACACGGACTTCGTCGTGATCTTCGACGGGGCGCTGACCTGATGAGCCTCGCGTCCAGCATCGCCGCCCTGGCTGCGCGCATCGGCTTCGAGGTCAAGACCAAGATCGACGCCACGCACCCGGGACTTGCTCGGGTGTGGGTGAGCTTTGGCTACGTGGGCGGTCAGGTCGTGATCTGCAGCGCGCACAACGTGGCCAGCGTCGTGCGTACAGCGGCGGGCCGCTACCGCGTGCATTTTGCGCTGGCGATGCCGGATGCGAACTACTGCTGGACGGCGCTCGCACGCAGCAGCAGCAACAGCGGCCAGCAGCGTGTGGCTGTCGTTCGCGCCAGTTCCGACCTGAAAACCGCCCAGTACGTCGACATCTCCTGCGCGACGACAGCAACGTCGTTCGACGACTCCTCCGAAATCAATCTCGTGGTGTACCGCTGATGGCCTACACAGAAACCCAGCTTCAGGCCCTGGAATCCGCACTCGCCAAGGGCGAACGGCGGGTGACCTTTGCCGACAAGACGGTCGAGTACCGCTCTGTCGACGAATTGATGGCCGCCATCCGCGAAGTCAGGCGGGGCCTGCTTCAGCAGGCGGCTGAGACCGGGCTGCTGCCCGGTGCGCCACGCCAGATCCGCGTTACCACGCGCAAGGGGTTCTGAGATGGCTTGGTTCTCCCAAACCGTGCGCCGGTTGTTCGGTGCCTCGCCGGTACACGAAGCCGCAGGTCGTGGCCGTCGCTCGCTGGCTTGGATGCCCGGCAATCCGGGTGCGGTCGCCGCGATGCTGGCGACCAACGCCGAACTGCGCGGTAAGAGCCGGGACCTCGTTCGGCGCAATGCCTGGGCGCAGGCCGGTATCGAAGCCTTCGTAGCCAATGCGGTCGGCACCGGCATCAAGCCGCAAAGCCTGTCTGGCGACGAACGGTTCAAGGCCGAGGTGCAGGCACTGTGGCGCGATTGGGTCGAGGAAGCCGACGCGGCCGGACAGACCGACTTCTATGGCCTGCAGGCCCTGGCGTGTCGGGCGATGCTCGAAGGTGGCGAATGCCTGATCCGACTGCGGCCACGCCGTCCGGAGGATGGCCTGTCTGTGCCACTGCAGCTCCAGTTGCTGGAGCCCGAGCACCTGCCCATCAACCTGAACACCGATCTGCCGTCCGGCAACGTCGTGCGCTCCGGCATCGAGTTCGACAACCTTGGCCGGCGCGTTGCCTACCACCTGTACCGCTCGCACCCGGAGGACGGGCCGTACTTGTCACCGATTGCCCCGATGTCGGGCCAGGGCGGAATGGACGCGGTGCGCATCGACGCCAAGGAAGTCATTCATCTGTTCCGTGTGCTGCGCCCGGGCCAGATCCGGGGCGAGCCGTGGCTGTCGCGGGCCCTGGTCAAGCTCAACGAGCTCGACCAGTACGACGACGCTGAGCTGGTGCGCAAGAAGACCGCCGCGATGTTCGCGGGTTTCGTCACGCGCGCCAACCCAGAGGACAACCTGATGGGCGAAGGTGCCGCAGACGCCGACGGGATTGCGCTTGCCGGACTGGAGCCGGGCACGCTGCAGATCCTGGAGCCAGGCGAGGACATCAAGTTCTCCGATCCGGCTGATGTTGGCGGTTCGTACTCCGAATTCCTGCGCACCCAGTTCCGCGCGGTTGCCGCCGCCATTGGTATCACCTACGAGCAGTTGACCGGCGATCTGACCGGCGTGAACTACTCGTCCATCCGCGCCGGGATGCTGGAGTTCCGGCGTCGCTGCGAGATGGTGCAGCACGGGGTGCTGGTGCATCAGATGTGCCGTCCAGTTTGGGCGGCCTGGATGAAGCAGGCGGTGCTCGCCGGGGCCCTGGATGCCCCGGGCTTCGCTCGAGGCGGGCCAGCCCGTCGTCGCCAGTACCTCGCGGTGAAGTGGATTCCCCAGGGCTGGCAGTGGGTCGATCCCGAAAAGGAATTCAAGGCGATGTTGCTGGCGATCCGCGCTGGCTTGATGTCGCGCTCGGAAGCCATCTCGGCCTTCGGCTACGACGCAGAAGACGTCGACCGGGAGATCGCCGCCGATAACCAGCGCGCCGACGACCTCGGCCTGATTTTCGATTCCGACGCTCGCTACACGTCGAAGGACGGCGGCAGCGCGGAACCCAACCGCAACGCCGCCGACGCATCCGGCAGCAATTCGACTGCCTGAAGGACTTCCCATGACCTTGCTGCCGCATCTGGCGGCGCGCCTCTTTGGCGTGCCGCTGGCCATCCATCGCCCGAAACTTGACGTGATCCTGGCCGTGCTCGGCTCCCGGGTCGGCCTTTCCGATCTGGCCGCTGCCCCTGGCTACACGCCCCCGACACGTGCGATGTCCGGGTCGCCGCCCGGTGTGGCCGTCATCCCCATCCACGGCACGCTGGTGCGCCGCACCGTGGGGCTGGAGGCCGAGTCGGGGCTGACCAGTTACGCGGGGCTCGCCGCGCAACTGGATGCCGCCATCGGCAATCCGGAGGTGTCGGCCATCCTGCTCGACATCGATTCGCCGGGTGGCGAGTCGGGTGGTGTGTTCGATCTGGCCGACCGCATCCGCGCGGCGAGCCAGATCAAGCCGGTCTGGGCCGTGGCCAATGACATGGCCTTCTCAGCCGCCTACGCGCTGGCGTCCGCCGCCAGCCGGGTTTTCGTCTCGCGCACCGGCGGTGTCGGCTCGATTGGCGTGATTGCGATGCACGTCGACCAGTCCGAGAAGGATGCGCAGGACGGAGTTCACTACACCGCCGTGTTCGCGGGCGACCGCAAAAACGATCTCAACCCGCACGAGCCGATCTCCAGCGAAGCCCACGCCTTTCTGAAAGCTGAGGTCAATCGCATCTACGGCCTGTTTGTCGAGACGGTGGCTCGTCACCGGGGCATTGAGACCTCCGCCGTGCGCGACACCGAGGCCGGACTGTTCTTCGGGCAGGCGGCCGTCGCCATGGGTCTTGCCGACGCCGTCGGCACTTTCGACGACGCGCTCGCGCAACTGCTCGCATCCCTTTCCCCCAACCCGACTCCGGTGGCTGTGGCCGCGCGGGCGGGCTTTTTCAGCAACCACCCAAAGGAGTCATTGATGATTGATCGAACCGACCCCGCTGCTCTTGATCGGCCTCTTGCTGATCCTGCTGGCAGTCCTCCTCAATCGCCCGCCGCCACGTTGACCGTGGACGATGCCGTCGAAATCGCGCAGACCTGCCAGCTTGCTGGCCGCGCCGATCTGATCGCGGGCTTTCTGGAGGCCAACACCGCACCCGCAACGGTGCGCAGCCAACTGCTTTCGGCCAAGGCCGAAGCCAGCCCCGAGATCGTCAGCCGCATCGCACCCGACGCCTCTCGCCCCGCATCCGCCAATCCACTGCTCGAAGCCGCCCGGAACCTTGCGGCGCAGTCGTCCGCACTGAAGAAGGAGATCTGAAATGCCGACCGTTTTTACCGAGGCCATGAACCTGGGCGACCTGCTCAAGTTTGAAGCGCCCAACCTGTACTCGCGTGACCGCGTCACCGTGGCCGCAGGCCAGAACCTGCCGCTGGGTACGGTGCTCGGCATCGTGACCGCCAGTGGCAAGTACAAGCAGATCGACCCGTCCGCTGAGGACGGCTCGCAGGTCGCCGCAGGCGTGCTGCTGCAGACCTGCGACGCCACGCTGGCCGACCGTGACAACGGCCTCGTCGTCGCGCGTCACGCCATCGTTTCCGACCACGCACTGCAGTGGCCCGAAGCCATCACCGCTGCCGAGAAGGCGTCGGCCATTGCCCAGCTCAAGGCGCTGGGTGTCCTCGTCCGTCAAGGAGTCTGACCATGCAGAACATCTTCGAGAACCCAGCGTTTTCGATGTCGGCGCTGACCGCCGCCATCAACATCCTGCCCAACAACTACGACCGTCTGGCCCAGATGGGGCTGTTCGTCGACCGCCCGCAGCGCTTCCGCTCGATCATCGTCGAGAAGCAAAACAACGTGCTGACCCTGCTTCCGACGATGCCTGTGGGCTCGCCCGGCACCGTCGGTGTGCGCGGCCAGCGCAACGTGCGCTCGTTCCACATTCCGCACATTCCACACGATGACGTGGTGCTGCCCGAGGAGGTCCAGGGCATCCGCGCCTTCGGCTCGGAGACGGAACTGCAGACGGTGGCGGGCGTGATGGCGCAGCACCTGCAGACGATGCGTAACAAGCACGCGATCACCCTGGAGCACCTGCGCTTTGGCGCGCTCAAGGGGCTGATCCTCGATGCTGACGGCAGCGTGATCTACAACCTGTACGACGAGTTTGGCATCAGCCCGCAGACCTTCGCGTGGGACATCGCTGCGCACGACAGCGCTTTCGATGTCGGCAAAGCCTGCCGTGAGCTCCTGCGTTACGTCGAGGACAACCTGCAGGGTGAGCGGATGACCGGCGTCCACGTCCTGGTCGGCAAGGACTTCTTCGAAGCGCTCACGACGCACGACGATGTCATCGCGGCCTACGAGCGCTGGCAGGACGGTCAGGCGCTGCGCACGGATATGCGGTCCGGCTTCACCTTCTGCGGCATTACCTTCGAGGAGCATCGCGGTCGCGCGACTGCGCCCGGTGGCACCGTGCGCCGCTTTGTCGAGGAGGACGAGGGGCACGCCTTCCCGCTCGGCACGATGGACACCTTCGCCACGTACTACGCACCTGCCGACTTCAACGAGACGGCCAACACGATGGCGCTGCCGCTGTACGCGAAGCAGGAGCCCCGCAAGTTCGACCGGGGCACCGATTTGCACACGCAGGCCAACCCGCTACCGCTGTGCCACCGACCGCAGCTGCTGGTGAAGCTGGAGATCGCGTGATGGGCCTCGTCGAACAGGTCTATGCCGCCGCTTTTAACGCGGGCCTGCTGCGCGATTGCCGGTGGCAGCCTGTCGATGGCTCGCCGTCGCAGACGCACCCGGTCGGCTTTACTGCGCCGGACGACACCGTGTTCGACGGACTGGCCTCGACCACCGACCACCAGATGTCGTACCCGGCCTCGGTCCTCAAAGGGCTGGCTCCGCGCGACACGGTCGAGATCGATGGCGTGATCTATCAGGTGCGTAGCACCCGGGCCGTGGGCGACGGCTCGGAGATGCGCGCACAGCTCACCAGGGTGTAGCGCCGTGTCCGGCAACTCGATCCGCGAACAGATCCTGCTCGCGGTGATGGCGGCTGTCCGAACGCCGGTGGAATCGCTCGGTGCGACGCTACACCGCTCGCCCACGGTGGCCATCAGCCGGGAGCAATGCCCGGCACTGGTGGTGTTCCCCGAGTCCGAATCGATCACCGAGCGCGCCAACGACCGCGTCACACGCGAGCTCACGGTGCGCCTCGTCGCGCTGGCCCGCGCGGTACCTCCCGCCATTCCGGAAACCGAAGCCGACCGGCTGCTCACCGCCGCCCACGCCGCGCTGCTGGCCGACCGGAATCTGGGTGGCCTTGCCTTGGGCATCCGCGAGCAGGAATGCGAGTGGGACGTCGAGGACGCCGATGCGGTGGCCGCCACGATTCCGGCGCGCTACGCGATCACTTACCGGACGCTCGACACCGATCTTTCAGCCAAAGGATGACCCCCATGACTTCCATCGTTCTGACCCAACCGCACACCCACGCGAGCCAAGCCCACAAGGCGGGCGAACGGCTCGATGTGGATGGCAGCACTGCCGACTGGCTCATCGCCAACGGCATCGCCCGCCACGACCGCCAGCGCGTACCCGAGCCCCAGCCGCAAGGCGACGGCACACCCATTGAGCCCATCCGACCCATCACCACTCAACGCAAGGAATCCAAATCATGAGCACCTACGCCAGTTTTCAGGGCCGCGTCTTCCTCGGCAAGCGCGACGAATCCGGCCTGCCCATCGAAGTGCGCTCGCCCGGCAACGTCGCCGAGCTCAAGCTCTCGCTCAAGACCGACGTGCTGGAGCATTACGAGAGCCAGACCGGCCAGCGCTCGCTCGACCACCGGATGGTCAAGCAAAAGTCGGCCACCGTGAATCTCACCATCGAGGAGTTCACCAAGGAAAACCTCGCGCTGGCGCTGTATGGCAACCACGTCACCGGCAGCACAGGCACTGTGACCGCCGAAACCATCGGCGGCGCTGCTCCGGTGGTCGGCGACCGCTACTTCTTCGCCCATCCCAAGGTGTCGGCGCTGGTCGTGACCGACTCGGCGGGCACGCCCGCGACGCTGACCGCAGGCACGCACTACACCGCCGACACCGACTTCGGTGCCCTCCAGTTTCTGGATATCACCGGCTTTACCGCGCCGTTCAAGGCCGCCTACAGCTACGGCGTCGCCACCGAGATCGGCATCTTCACGCAGGCGCTGCCCGAGCGCTACCTGCGCCTGGAAGGCATCAACACCGCGCAGGGCAACGCCAAGGTGCTGGTCGAGCTGTACCGCGTGGCCTTCGATCCCTTGAAGGAAATCTCCTTCATTTCGGACGAGTACAACAAGTTCGAGCTGGAAGGATCGCTCCTGGCCGACACCACCAAGCCTTATGACGCGGTGCTTGGCCAGTTCGGCCGCATCGTGCAACTGTGATGGGGACTGCCATGAGCGATCTGGAAACCCTCATCCCGCAAGCAGTGGAGCTGGTCATCGACGGGGAGCCGTTGGCTATCAAGCCACTCAAGGTCGGCCAGATGCCCGCCTTCCTGCGCGCGATCACGCCGGTGATGCAGCAGATCGGCGGCGATGGTATCGACTGGCTGGCACTGTTCGGCGAGCGCGGCGACGACCTGCTGACGGCAGTGTCCATCGCCGTCGGCAAGCCCCGCGCGTGGGTCGACGCACTCGATGCTGACCAGGCCATCCTGCTGGCGGCAAAAGTGCTGGAGGTCAACGCCGATTTTTTTACCCGGACGGTGATGCCTCGGCTCGACGGGTTGATCGCGCAGACGAGCGCGGCGGTGGCAGTGACCACGGCTGGTTCGACACCGTCCAGCACCTGATCGAGCGCGGCCACCGGTTGCCCGACATCCTCGACTACACCCTGGCGCAGGTGCGCGGCTTCGCCGCCGCCACCGCGCGTGAGGACGCCGCACGCGATGCCCGGCTGCTCTCGCTGATCGCCATCGGCGCACGCGGCGACTCGCGTCACCTCGACCAGACCCTCGACAGGCTCCAAAACCATGCGCATCTCGGTTCGCATCGATAGCAAGGCCGCGCAGGCGCAGTTGCGCCGCTGGGGCGGCGAGTTCCGCGAGAAGGTCCAGAAGGTAGTCGCGCGCGGCATCGCCAGTGAGGCCGCCGAACTCAAGCAGGACGTGCGCAGCCACGTCGCGGGCCAGATGACGGTGGTCAAGAAGTCCTTCGTCAAGGGCTTCACTGCCAAGGTGCTCGACAAGGACAAGAACCGGTTGCCTGCGCTCTACGTCGGCTCGCGCATCCCGTGGTCGGGCATCCACGAGCGTGGCGGCTCTATTTCCGGCCGGATGCTGATCCCACTGCACGGTCGTGTCGGTCGCAAACGCTTCAAGGCGCAGATCGCCGAGTTGATGCGCGGTGGGAACGCCTACTTCATCAAGAACGCCAAGGGGAACATCGTGCTGATGGCCGAGAACATCAAGGAATACGACCGGCCACTGTCGGGCTTCAAGCGCCGCTACCGCAAGGCCGAGGGCATCAAGCGGCTCAAACGTGGCGCGGATGTACCCATCGCCGTGTTGGTGCCCCGGGTGCAGCTCAAGAAGCGCCTGAACGTCGAACGCATCGTCGCCGGTCGGATTCCGAGCCTCTCCGCACGGATCGAGAAGCAGTTGCGGCTGGTGGATTGAAATGGCAAACCGCATTTCCATCCTTGTTGCGCTCGAAGGCGCTGACGAGGGGCTCAAACGCGCCATCAATTCGGCCGAGCGCAGCCTTGGCGAGTTTGGCGCGAACGCCAAGACCGCAGGCGATAAAGCTGCCGCCGGGATGGCCGAGGTCAAGGCCGGAATGAGCGCATTTGGCGATCAGGTCGCCAAGGCCAAGACGCAGTTGCTGGCTTTCCTCACCATCAACTGGGCGAGTGGCAAGGTGCAGGAGATCGTCCAGATCGCCGACGCCTGGAACATGATGTCTGCGCGGCTCAAACTCGCCACCGCTGGCAGCCGCGAGTACACGGTCGCGCAGAAGGAACTGTTCGCCATCTCGCAGCGCATCGGCGTGCCGATCCAGGAGACCGCCACGCTTTACGGCAAGCTGCAACAGGCGGTGCGAATGCTGGGCGGCGAGCAGCAGGATGCCCTCTCGCTCACCGAAAGCATCTCGCAAGCACTGCGCATCTCGGGCGCATCGGCCACCGAGGCGCAGTCGTCCCTGCTGCAGTTCGGACAGGCGCTGGCCTCGGGCGTGCTGCGCGGCGAGGAATTCAACTCTGTCGTCGAAAACAGCCCGCGTCTGGCCAAGGCACTGGCCGACGGCCTGAACGTGCCCATCGGACGGCTGCGTAAGCTCGCCGAGGAAGGCCGCCTGACCGCCGACGTAGTGGTCAACGCGCTGATGAGCCAGAAGGACAAGCTGGCCGCCGAGTACGCGCAACTGCCGATGACCGTCAGCCAGGCCTTCACGCGTCTTTCGAACGCCTTCGGGCAGTGGGTCAGCAAGCTCAATGAATCGACCGGCTTCACCAAGAAGCTCGCCGAGGCCCTGACGTGGCTGTCGGAGAACCTGGACACGGTGATGAAGTGGCTGGGCCGCATCGCCGAGGTCGGCCTCGCGGTGCTGGTCTACCGCCTAATCCCGGCGCTGATCATCGCGTGGCAGACGGCAGGTGCGGCGGCGGTGACGGCGGCCAGCACCACGGCGGCCGCGTGGGCAACGGCCAACCTATCGTTGTCCAATGCCATCGCTACGGTGGGCAAGCTTCGCGTGGCGTTCGGGGTGCTGGGCGCGGCCATCATCGGCTGGGAGATCGGGACGTGGCTGTCGGAAAAGTTCGAGATCGTCCGCAAGGCGGGCATTTTCATGGTCGAGGTGCTGATGAAGGGCATCGAGCACCTGCGCTTCCAGTGGGAGGTGTTCGCCGCCATCTTCACGTCCGACACCTTCGCTGAAGCCACCAAGCGCCACGAACAGCGGCTCGCGGAGATGAATCGCATCTTCGCCGAGATGTACGCCGACGCCACCGAAGGTGCGAACGCAGCCAAAGGCGCGATGAACACCGCTGCGACCGCTGCCGAGGAAATCGCCAAGCGGCTCGAAGCCGTACGCCAGGGCACGCAGGAAGCGGTCGGGCGTGGCATCGAGGCGGTGCACGCCGCGCTGGAAAAGCTCAAGTCCCGGCTTGGCGAGGTCGAACAGGCCGTCGGCAAGGCCCAAGGAGTGGTCAACGACGCCACCACCAAAATGGCCGAAGCCTACAAGGGGCTGACCGCCATCGTCGAGGCGAGCCTCGCGCAGCAGGTACAAGCGGTGAAGAACCGCTACGACCAGGAGAAGGCGGAACTCGAGCGTACCCAGCAGTCCGAAACCGCCAAGATCACCAAGTCCACGCAGCTGCTTACCGAGGCGCTGACACAGCAGGCGACCCTGCGCCGTCAGGCCACGACCGAGACGCTCGGTCTGATCGATCAGGAAACGCAAGCGCGCAAGCAGGCCGCCGCCCGGCAAGGCCAAACCGAGGAAGAGCGACGGGCCAACGTGCAGCGTGTCGAGAACGACATCCTCGCCACCAAGCGCCAGACCCTGGCGCAGGCGCTCTCCGAGTACCGCCAGCACATCGACTCCCTCAACGCCGAAGCCAACCGGCATCTGGCGGAAGTGCAGCGCATCGAGGAAGCCAAGCGCCAGTTGTCGATGTCCACGGAGGAGCGCATCCGCGACATCCGCCGTCAGGGTATGACGGAGTACGAGGCCACCGAGGATCGCAAGCGCCAGATCGCCGAGATGCAGGAACAGGCGCGTCGCGCGCTGGCCAACGGCGAGTTGGAGCTTGCTCGCCAGCTCGCGCAGAAGGCGATGGACATGGCCGCGCAGGTGGCCACCAGCCAGACCAACGAGGCCAAGCGTGGCGAGGAAGCGCGCAAACAGTCCGAGCAAGCGGTGTCTCAGGTCACGCAGCTGGAAGCACAGTCGCGCGAGGCATACCGCAGGCAGGAGTACCAGCAGGCCGCCGATTTGATGCGGCAAGCCGATCAGTTGCGCGCGGAACTGGCGCAGAAGGCCAAGGATGCCGACTTGCAGGCCGCGCAGGGCAAACAGGGCGTGCGCGATGCCATCGACCGTATTCGCCAGTCCGAGGAGATTCTCAACCAGACGCTGGATGCCGAAGCGAAGGCGCACCAGACGGCGGCACGCTCGGCAATCACGGCGCGCGATGAGATTCAGCGGACGCTGACCGAGACCACGCGCCAGATCGACGACATCACGGCCAAGCTCAAGGACGGGCTGAAGGTCACACTCGACGCCGACACCACGCGCTTCGACAAGGCCATCGCTGATCTGGACAAGGCGCTGGCCGAAAAGGAATACCTGCTCCAGATCCAGGCTGATCTGCAGGAAGCGGAGAAGAAGCTCAAGGAATACGAGCAGTTACTCAAGGAAGGCAAGACGCTGCCGGTCGATGCCGATGTATCCAAGGCCAAGGAGGCACTGGATAAGCTCAAGACCTACGCCGACCAAAACGCGCAGTTCGAGCTGAAGGTGGCGACCGAGAAGGCGCAGGCGGCTATCACCAATGTCGAGGGGATGATCAAGGCGCTGGATCGCATCCAGACCGAGTCGCAGCATCAGGTGACCAGCAATGTCGGTGCGGTACGCGCGGAAATCGACAGCCTCAACGGGCGTAACACTTCCAGCACCCACACCATCTACGTGACCAAGGTGGAAACCAATGCCACTGGCGGTCTGGTGGGTGGCGTGCGGCGGTTTGCCGACGGCGGTGCGGTGGCTCCGGCCTTTCCCCGGATGAGCGGTGGCTCGGTGCCCGGCTCCGGCCACCACGACACCGTGCCGCGCACCCTGGATGCCGGGGCCTTCGTGATCCGCAAGGCGGCGGTGCAGAAGTACGGCAGCGGCGCGCTCTCGCGTCTGACTAATGGCGTCGCCCACTTCGCGGTCGGTGGGCGCGTTGCCTCGTTGGGCGGTACCGGCTCCACAGGCTCCGATCCCAACGACAAGCCGAGCAGGCCCAAGAAGAACCGCGAAGCGTTCGAGGCGCTCAAGATGATCGACCTCGGCCTGCAGGGGATGAACGAGTACACGAGCTGGCTGCAGTGGAACTACGGCGCATCGGTCAGTCTGGATATGCGCAGCAAGACGATGGACAACTACGGCAAGCAGGCGCAGCAGGATCGCCGCACGCTGGAAGACTTCATCGGCCGCAAGACGCTGACTGGCAACGAGCGCCAGAACCTCGAACGCATCAAGCAGACGTGGCGGCAGGCGATGGCCCAGCCGCTGCTCTGGGGTAAAGACCTGGAGCGCGAGCTGATCGACTACATGGAGCAAAACCAGGGCGAGTTTTACCGGCGCGGTGGCTTGGCGAAATCCGACACCGTCCCGGCGATGCTCACCCCGGGCGAGTTCGTCGTGAACCGGCAGGCAGTCGCCCGCTACGGCGCTGGCTTCTTCGAAGCCATCAACAACCTGAGCGCTCCGGCGCAGGCACTGGCCGGGCGTGCGCTGGCGGGCATTCAGGGCTTTGCCTCGGGTGGTCTGGTGCAGCCCGCAAGCCGCAGCCTGCCACGTCCCTCGTTGCCCGAAGGTACGCCCACCCGCACCGTGCGCGTGGAACTGTCCTCGGGACAACAGAAGGTCAACGCCACCGTCGATGCGCGCGACGAAGCGCGACTGCTGCAACTGCTGGACGCCGCCCGCGCCCGCACGGCTTGACCGTGCGCTCCTGTTTCTCTGCCTGAGGGTTTCCCAATGCAACTGAAGAACCTCGACACCGGGGTGGCTCTGCCATTGCCTGACGACTTGCTCTGGAGCGACGAGCACGCGTGGTCGCCTGCGGTCGCCAATGCGTCCTACCTGATCACCGGGGCCTTGCTGATCCAGTCGGCCACCCGGCAGGCAGGTCGGCCGATCACCCTGGTGGGAGCACCCGATATGGCCTGGGTGACGCGTGCTGCCGTCGAGCAGTTGCGCGCGTGGGCGGCGATTCCGGTGGGCGGCAGCACAGGCCGATTCGAACTTGCTTTCGCCGATGGCCGGGTCTTCACGGTCGCTTTCCGCCACCAGGAGGTCGCCATCGAGGCCGAACCCGTGCTGGGCATCCCGGCGCGATCCGGCAACGACTTCTACCGCCTGACCCTTCGATTTTTGGAGATTGCCTGATGCCAATTCAATCTGGCGACGTGAAGCTGCTCAAGTCCGCCGTGATGGCGGACGTGCCCGAAGGCGGCGGCGCGCCCACGGGCCTCGTGATTGCGGATGGCGTATCGAACGCCATCTTCCCCGACATCTCCGAGCTGGATCGCGCCGGAGGCCGTGTCAACCTGCGCAAGAGCTTCGTGCAAGTGGCCACGGATGACACCGACACCTACTTCGGGGCCAACGTCATCGTGGCCGAGCCGCCGCAGGACGAGCGCGTCAGCGTCACGCTGTTTTCCACCCGCAAGACCTTCGACACCCGTGAGCAGGCGCAGACCCGCATCGAGGCCTACCTCAACAAAGGGCCGGAGTGGGCGGGCTACCTGTTCGAGAACCACATTGCGGGCCAGCGGGTGATCCAGCTCTTCCAACGCCTCAGCGACGCCGTGCCCAACGTCGGCCAGACCCTCGTCCTGATCGAGAACGAAGGTCTGCCCACGCAGAAGGAGCAGTACATCCGCGCCACCGCCGTGTCGGTGGTCGAGCGCAGCTTCACTTACAACACCGACCAGGACTACAAGGCGGCGGTCGTCACCGTCGCCATCAGCGACGCGCTGCGCTTCGATTTCACGGGCTCGCCCGCCAGCCGAACTTTCACGCGGGCAACCAACAGCACGAAAACGCGCGACACGGTGGTGGCCGACGCGGGCACCTACGTCGGCGTCGTGCCGCTGACGCAGGCTGCCAATGTGGGCGACTTCACCATCAAGGGCGCGTCCATCTACACGCAGCTCGTGCCCAGCGCCCAGACCGAGACGCCGATCTCCTTCGTGCCCCCCTACGCCGCAGCAGGCTTGCCGGTACCGGGCGCGGCACCCGTGAGCTACACGGCCAGCCACGCCTGGAACACCAGCATCAAATTCAACCTGCCGGGTGGCTGCCTGCCGGGGTCGCTGTCCATCGTCACCGATGGCATCACGATCTTCGACGATGCGGGCCTGCTCAAGACCGCCAGCGGCACGCTGGGCACCATCGACTACGCCAACGGCATCCTGAGCCTGAACTCCGGCTCGATGTCCAACAGTAAGGCCATCACCTACACACCTGCTGCACAACTGCAGCGCGCGCCGCAAAGCGCGGAGATCGCGGTCACGCCGGAGTCGCGCAGCCAGTCCTACGTCGGCACCGTAAATCCGGTGCCGCAACCCGGCACGCTTGCCATCAGCTACATGGCGCAGGGCCGTTGGTACGTGCTTTCGGATGGCGGCAATGGCTCCCTAAAAGGGCTGGATGCCAGCTACGGCGCGGGCACTTTCAACAAGAACACCGGGGCCTTCGTCGTGACCTTGGGGGCACTGCCCGACGTGGGCTCGTCGCTGATCCTGACGTGGAACGTGCCGACCCAGGAAACGCAGCAGCCAACCGCCGCTCTGAAGGCATCGCAGGCCCTGCAGCTTGCCCCGCCCGAAGGCAAAAGCGTTCAGCCGGGCACACTCACCATCACCTGGCCACACGAGAGCGGCACGGGCACGCGCACGGCGTCCGCCACCACGTCTGGCGAGCTCAGTGGTGCTGCCACCGGTAGTCTGAACGTCGCGCAGAACCTCTTGAGCTTCGCGCCAAATGTCCTGCCGCCAGTCGGCGCGCTGCTGACCGTGGACTACGTTGCGGGCCCCAAGCAGGAAGACAGCTTCGCGCACCCCTCGCGCGATGGCCAGGGCAAGGTGCCGGTGACTGCAACCCTGGGCTCCATCGAGCCGGGTTCATTGGAGATCGAGTGGAACACCCTGACGGACACCGCCGTACTCGGGGTCTACACGCTGCAGCAGATTCAGGCGATGGGGCTAGGCCTGTGGAACGGGGTCGATCCCACGCAATACGCCCGCGACGATGGTGCGGGCAATGTGCTGCGCGCAGGCCAAGTCATCGGTAGCGTCAACTACGCCACCGGGGCGGTGCAGTTCCAGCCCGACGTCACTGTCAAGATTCCAAGTCCCGTCTACGGGGCGCAGCGTCTTGGCTGGGCGTCGGGCGTGGGCCAGATGTTCCGCCTCAACTACGGCGGCATCAACTACGTGGATGCGCCGTCGCTCTATCCGAACGACGAGTCCGGCTACGTCAAGCTGCGCTACAACAGCGCGGGCTCGACCAGCAACCACAGCGAGACGTTCGCGTTCAGCCCATCGTTCCGGCTGGTGCCTGGCGTCAACGCGCAGGTGGTGACGGGCACGGTGTTGCTGGCCATCGCGGGCAGCCAGCCCTGGGGTGACAACGGTCAGGGCACGCTGCGCGAATTCACGCCCAGCGGCTGGGTCACGCGCGGCAGCATCAACTACCTCTCTGGTGCGGTGACGCTCACCTCGTGGTCGGCGGGCGCGACCAACAGCATCACGCGCGCCAGTTGCGTGACCACTGTGGGCGAGAACATCTCCAGCGAGTACGTGTTCCGCACCGGTGCTGCGCCACTGCGCCCAGGATCGCTCTCCATTCAGTTCGCCCGCGCGGTGGGTGGAACCCAGACCGTGACGGCAGGCATCGACGGCACGATCACCGCGTCTGGCGTCGTCGGCAGCGTCGATTACGACACCGGCCTCGTGCGGGTGCGATTTGGCACCGTGGTCACGGCGGCGGGCAACGAGAGCGAGCCGTGGTTCGACGCCGAGAACGTGCGGCCAGACGGCAAGATCTTCCGGCCAGAGCCGGTCGCGGCCTCCAGCCTGCGCTACAGTGCCGTGGCCTACAGCTATCTGCCGCTGGATGCGGCGTTGCTGGGCATCGATCCGGTACGCCTGCCCAGCGACGGGCGTGTGCCGATCTTCCGTCCAGGAGGCTTCGCCGTCGTCGGCCACACCGGTCGCATCACCGCCTCGGTCAGCAACGGCCAGACCATCGATTGCGCGCGGGTGCGTCTTTCGCGTGTGCGTGTGGTCGGCCACAACGGCGTGGTGATCCACACAGGCTACGTTACCGATCTGGAAGCAGGCACCGTCACGTTCACCGACGTGACTGGCTACAGCCAGCCAGTGACCATCGAGCACCGCATCGAGGACATGGCCGTGGTGCGCGACGTGCAGATCAACGGCGAGATCAGCTTCACGCGCCCGCTGACGCACGCCTATCCGCTGGCCAGTCCCGGTGATCCGGTCTCTGGCAGTTTTGTCTCCAGTGCGCTGGTGGCCGGTGACCTGTTCGCCCGCGTGAACCTCGTGTTCGACCAGAGCACCTGGAACGGCAGCTGGTCGGATGAACTGATCGGCAGCGCCGCCACCGCCACCTTCAACCACACCCAGTACCCGATCACTGTCACCAATCGCGGGGCGCTCACCGAGCGCTGGGTGGTTCGGATGACCAACAGCACCTCGTTCGAGGTCATCGGCGAGAACGTAGGTGTGATCGCCACCGGAAATACCAGCGCCGACTGCGCCCCCAACAACCCGGCGACCGGCGTGCCGTACTTCCGTCTGCCCGCGCTCGGCTGGGGCAACGGCTGGGCCACCGGCAACGTGCTGCGCTTCAACACCATCGGAAGCCAGTTCCCGGTCTGGGTGGTGCGCACCGTCCAGCAGGGACCGGAGTCCGTGCCCGACGACCACTTCACGTTGCTGATTCGCGGCGACGTAGACACGCCTTGATGGTGTGGGTGCACCCTGATCTTTGAACCCTTCTCGCAGGAATTCCTATGACCGACCTGAGCGTCAAATACTTCAGCAGCGGCATGACCGGCGCGCCCCAGATCGCCAACAACTGGGGTGATCTGGTGACCATGCTCGATGCGTGCCTGATCAATGGCTTCGCCCTGAAGGCCATCGACACGTTGACCTTCGCCGACGGCATCGCCACGGCGACCATTTCCTCGGGCCACGCCTATCGGCCATTTCAAGTGGTCGAGATCGCTGGCGCTGAGCAGACCGAGTACAACGGACAGTTCCGCGTGCTGACGGCGACGATGACCACGTTCACCTATGCAGTGACCGGCACGCCCGTCTCACCCGCCACGACGGCGACGAGTCTCTCGGCCAAGGTCGCCCCGCTGGGGTGGGAGAAGCCGTTCTCGGCTACTCACAAGGCTGCCTACCGCAGCAAGAACCCGCAGTCCCCGCAAAACATTCTGCTGATCGACAACAGCCTCAAGACGCCCAACTACACGACGGGCTGGGCCAAGTGGGCCAACGTCGGCATCGTCGAAGACCTGTCGGACATCGACACCATCGTCGGCGCGCAGGCTCCCTATGACCCGAACAACCCGACGCAGAACTGGAAACAGGTCACCGCCAGCCAGTGGGGTTGGTACAAGTGGTTCCACGCGCGTGGCCCCCAGTACGAGAGCAATGGTGACAGCGGCGGCGGTGGGCGCAACTGGGTGCTGATCGGTGACGACCGCCTGTTCTTCCTCTTCTGTACCAACGCGGCGGGCTACGGCTGGTATGGCCGCAACAGCTACTGCTTCGGGGACCTCATCAGCTTCAAGCCGGGTGACAACTACGCCACGGTGCTGGCTGCCGATGACAACTACTCGGGGATGAGCAACTACTGGAGCTATCCCGGCCAGTTCAGCGGCTACGGGTTGGTGTCGTCCCTGGACTTCACGGGCAAGGTGCTGCTGCGCAACCACACCCAACTCGGCAACCCGGTGCGGTTTGGGCTCACGTCCCTGAACACGAACAACGGCCAGCAGATCTGCGGCCGGGGCCCGACGCCGTTCCCGAATGGAGCCGACTACAGCTTGTGGCTGCTGCCCACCTACGTGCGGCAGGAGGATGGCCACATGCGCGGCATCCTGCCTGGAATGCTGTGGATGCCCCAGGATCGTCCGTACAGCGACCAGACCATCGTCGACAACGTCGTCGGCCAGGAAGGCAGAAGGTTCCTGTTGGTCAGGACGCAGTACAGCTCGGAAACCGAAGGCGCGCAGATCGCGTTCGACATCACCGGGCCGTGGAGGTAAGCCATGAGCTACCCGCTGAGTGAGTCCTTCGCCACTGCGCCTGCCGCCGGCTACACCGCAGTCCTGGGCGGAATGTCCGCGACGCACAACAGTGCGCAGCAATCCATCGACATCTCGGCTCCCAACAGCCAGTCCATCCTGCGCTTCAATGAAGCCGCCCACGGCGATTTCTGGTTCGAGGCCGACGTCGAGTTGCTGACCGACCCAAGCGCCCGCAAGCACATCGGGCTGTGGATGACGACCGGCAATGGTTCCGAGGGCTACCGGTTCGCACACCTCGACGGGGGGTGGAGTGTTTCCCGCTGGAACAGCGGCTTCGGTGACGGGGCCGGGGTGACGGGCGGGGTCAATGATGGGGCGAGGCCTATCGCTGGGTTGGCCGACGTGGCTCCGACCTTCAACGTCGGCCAGCGGTTGACCCTGCGCTGCGAGGTCATCGTCGGTGCCTTGGATACCAACGGCGTGCCCTGGGCGCGGTTGATCCAGTTCAAAGCGGATGGCGTGCTGATGTTCCAGGTTGGCGATGCCGCCTACCGGGGCAAGCTGATTCCTGGCGTCTTTTTGTACGGAGCCACGGCACGCGTCCACGCTGTCGCAGGCGACACCCCGTCTGGTTTGCCCGCTTTTCCGACGACGGTGGGCGTGAACGCCGACGACGATCTGCTGCCGCTGGCCGGGGGCTCGACCTCGGTGCCGCCCAACCCCGCCGCCAACATCGGCGTCAATGCCCAGCTCGACTTGTCGCGTCTCAACAGCCCGTCGAGCAATCAGTGGAACTGAGGTGGTGGCTACGACTGGCAGTTCCATCCGATTCAGAACGGTCGCAAGAACATCCACTTCAGCGGCCACGGATTCATCGTCGGAACGGTCAAGGAGAAGGGACAACCCGACCAACCGCTGGTGCGGCGGGTGCAGCTCATCAGCGAGAACACCCGCGTCCTGGTCGCCGAGACCTGGTCAGACACGGGAGGCAACTACCGATTCGAACTGCTGGACCCGGCGCAGCGATACACCGTGGTCAGCTACGACCACAAGCAGATGTACCGCGCCGTGATCGCGGACAACCTACGCCCGGAGATGATGCCGTGACCGTTGCCATCACTGTCGAACACAACGAGGCGCGGCTGGCAGGCACCTTGGCCTTCCTCGACGCAGGCACCAATCCGGCGCGCCTGCGCATTTACGGCGGTACGCGTCCAGCCACCCCGGCGACGACGCCCGCGAGCGCGATGCTGGTCGAGATCAGGCTCACCAAGCCCGCAGGCACGATTGCGGGGGGACTCCTCACCCTGACGCAACAGGAGGACGGATTGATCACCAGCACCGGCGTCGCCACGTGGGCGCGGCTGGTCAACGGCAACGAAGTCACGGCTTTGGATCTGGATTGCAGCGGTACTGACGGCGATGGCGATGTGAAACTGGCCGCTACCCAACTCTATCTGGGCGGCGACGCCCGGATGGTGTCGGCCATCCTGGGGTAAGCCGTGCCTGCCGTGTCTAACGAGGTGACCCTGGTCGCCACGTTGCCCGCGCCCGCCGTCACCGTAGTCGTCGGTCTACCCCTGGTCGATCTGCTCTTCGATCAACCTGCCGCCACCGACGCCAATTTGGTGTTCGGGGCCAACTACATCGCCCCGCGCGACGATGTGACGGTGCGGGCCACACTGCCGCTGCCCGTCGTCACGATCAAGTTCATTCCACCGGCCCGGGCAGAGTTGTTGGCCCAGCTGCCGGGCCTGACGGTGCAGTCACTGGTCTTGCGCCCGAGCGTGCCCTTGAATGTGGGGGCTGGTGCTGGCGCAAGCCTGCCCGGCGTCGTGTTCACCGGAGAGGTCAGGTACGCGTCGCACACGCAGCGTCCCACGGTGGGTCGGACTTCGCACCTCTGGCAGGTGGCGCAGCAGACGGAGGACGGCGCGAAGCAGGGCCAGCAGGATGCGGCTGCAACGCCCGCAGGCTGGAATACGTTCTGGCGGCGCACGATTGCCGCGCCTCAAGGCGTCGATCATCGGTTACCCCCGGTCTTGGCCTCGCTGCCTGCGCAGCATCGAACGGGCCAGCAACAGGCTCGGCCCTTCCACGACTTGACGTGGTTCGCGCATCAGGATGGCACGTATCTCGAATTGGCTCGACTGAGCTTGTTTCAGAACGGGTCCCGCCTGCGCGATGCGACGGGGTTTCGTCATCAAGACGGCGACCGTACCAAGCGCGCGGGACGGGTGAGCCCTTGGCAAACCGCGCGGCAGCTCACCCAGCGCCAAGGGAGTGATTTTCAGAGCGCGAGTGCCTTCGTGTGGGGTTGGCGTAGCCGGTATCAGGATGCCGTGCCACCACCGCCGGGGATCAGCATCTGGGTGATCCCAGAGCCGCCCGCGCCACAACCTTGCTACACGCCGAGTACCCACCTGCTGTTCGCGGCATTGGCCCCTGCGGACAGCCACTTGCTGTTCGTTTGTGAAAACCACATCGACCCGCCACCTCCCGATGGGGAGCCGGTGGTCGTTCCCGTTCGGAGGGTGTATTTCGTGATCAACAACGTGACCCTGCACCGGCTTCCAGATGGCCTGCCGGTGCCAGTGTTCAGCCTTTCACTGGCGCTCGATGCCGCCTCCTGGACGTGGGGCTTCGATGCGCTGCTGCCCGCCGCCGCAGAAGCTCTTGTCGCCCCCGGAAGCAACGGCGGACCGGTCGAACTGGTAGCCAGCGTCAACGGCACGCCGTTTCGCGTGCTGGCCGAGAGCATCAGCCGCGAGCGTGTGTTCGGCGACGCGAGCATCCGCATCTCCGGAAGAGGGCGCAACGCCGTACTGGCCGCGCCTTATGCCCCGGTGATGAACTTCCAGCAACCGCAGGCGCGCACGGTGCGGCAGTTGATGGACGACGTACTCACGCTCAACGGCATCCCGTTGGGCTGGAACATCGATTGGGGCCTGACCGACTGGAACGTCCCTGCCGGGGTGTTCACCCAGCAGGGCACGTGGATGGAAGCCCTGGTTGCCATTGCCAGCGCGGCCGGGGGTTACCTGATCCCGCACGCGTCCAACCAGAGCATCCGCGTGCGCCATCGTTATCCGACTGCGCCCTGGGAGTGGAACACCGTCACGCCAGATTTCGTGCTGCCCGTCGATGCGGTGGCCCGCGAGTCGCTGCGCTGGGTAGAGAAGCCCGCCTACAACCGCGTGTTCGTGTCCGGCCAGGATGTCGGTGTGCTTGGGCAGGTGAGCCGGGCTGGGACTGCCGGGGATGTGCTGGCCCCGATGGTGGTCGATGCGCTGATCACCGAAGCCGCTGCGGCGCGCCAGCGAGGCATCTCGGTTCTGGCCGATACCGGGCAACAGATCGAGGTGAGCCTGCGTCTGCCGGTGCTGGCCGAGACAGGGATCATCGAGCCGGGTGCGTTCGTCGAGTTCCAGGACGGCAGCGTGACGAGGCTGGGCATCGTGCGCTCGACGCAAGTCGAGGCAGGAATGCCGGAGGTCTGGCAGACCTTGGGGGTGCAGAGCCATGCATAACCTCTACGAGCAGTTCCGCCAACTTATCCCTGATCCGCCATTGCTGGCGGGCACGGTGGTGGGCGTCGGCTCCGGCGTCGTGACCGTCGCCTTACCCGGCGGCGGCTTAATCCGCGCACGCGGCAGCGCTGCCATCGGCCAGAAGGTGTTCGTGCGTGATGACGTCATCGAGGGCGGCGCACCCAGCTTGACGCTGGAAATCATCGAAATCTGAAACCCATCTTCCTGATCACCCCTGAACCCGCCTTGGTGCCACGTGCATCAGGCGGGTTTCGCATTTCTGGAGACCTGCAATGACCGAACCCGAACAACAACCCGCTGCCCTCGTGGAAAACATGCTCCTGCTGCGCCGCGAGGACTTCGACGAACTGCTCGACCGTGCCGCCGAACGCGGAGCCGAGCGTTGCCTTGCCCATCTCGGGCTGGAGAACGGCAGTGCCGCGAAGGACATCCGCGAACTGCGCGATCTGCTGGAAGCGTGGCGCGATGCCCGCCGAACGGCGTGGCAGACCACCGTCAAGGTCGTTACCACCGGCATCCTGGCCGCCCTGCTGGTGGGGGCTGCCATCAAGTTGAAGCTGATGGGAGGCGTGCAATGACTGCCAAGCCGAAGATCTGCCTACTGGACGACTGGCGACGCGTGTTGCGACGGGCCTGGAGCATCCGCTTTTCGCTGCTGGCTGCTGCCTTCACTGCGGCAGAAGTGGTCGTGCCGCTGTTCGGTGACGTGCTGCCGCGCGGCGCGTTTGTGCTGCTGGCCTTTGCCGCCAGCATCGGCGCAACCGTGACTCGCATCGTGGCGCAGCCGGAGATGCACCGATGACCCGGCCAACATCACCCGTGACGCGCAGGACGGTGACCGGACTGACACTGTCCGCTGCCGCCCTGGTCGGTATCGTGCTGCACGAGGGCTACACCGACCGCGCAGTGATCCCGGTCAAGGGCGATGTGCCGACCATCGGTTTCGGTACCACCACCGGGGTGAAGCTGGGCGACACCACCACGCCGCCGAAGGCGCTGGCTCGGGCGCTCACCGATGTGCAGCAGTTTGAGGGGGCGCTCAAACAATGCGTGACCGTGCCCCTGGCCCAGCACGAGTACGACGCGCTGGTGAGCTTTTCCTACAACGTCGGCAGCCGCGCGTTCTGCCAGTCCACGCTTGTCAGAAAACTCAACGATCAGGACTACGCGGGAGCCTGTGCCGAGCTGCTGCGCTGGCGCTTCTTCCAGGGCAAAGACTGCGCGCTGCCCACCAACGTGCGGCTGTGCGGTGGGCTCGCTACACGGCGAGAAGCTGAATACCGGCAGTGCATCGGGGAGGCGTCGTGAGCGTGATTCCGTGGCCATACCGGCTGCTGGCCCTCGCGGCGCTCGGCGTCGCCCTAGTTGGCTTTGGTTGGATCAAGGGTGCGAGCCACGTCCAAGCGCAATGGGATGCCGCCATCCAGCAACAAGCCCTACAGACCGCCGCCGTCCGCGAGCGGCACGCACAAGCCACCGTCAAGGTCGTCACCCAGTACGTCGACCGCGTCCGCATCGTCCGCGAGAAGGGCGACACCATCTTCAAGGAGGTTCCCGTCTATGTGCCCGTTCAAGCCGATGCTGCTTGCACTATCAACCGTGGCTTTGTGCGCCTGCACGACGCTGCCGCCGCCGGTGAGCTGCCCGAGCCCGCCAGAGATGCTGATGCGGCCGCCGCAGGCATTGCGCTCTCTGCCGTCGCCGGAACCCTTGCCGCCAACTACCAGACCTGCCACGAAAACGCCGAGCAACTGAGGGCGTTGCAGGAGTGGGTCACCGAAACCAGCGCAGCCGCGAAACAGTGA